GCACGAACATGCAATTTCCATGCTTGATGATAATCTCTCATCATATTAAGGATTTCGTCAAGCTGTTCCTGTTCTTCTAACCATAGTTGGTATTGTTCTGTAAGGGTCATTCATGTATTCCTACTTAAATTCTTTTTTACTCTTTAGTTGTTCTAATAGTTCAGCAGTTGAACCTACGAATAGGTTATTATTTACGACCTTTGCTTCTTCTACTTGACCACCATTTTTTTCTTTTTCGATTTCAAGTTTTAATTTTTCAATTTCAAGTAACTGTTTATTTGCATTGACAATTTGACCCATCAATGTAGATACGACTTCATATGCTCTTGGATGTTGGCTAGATGATGCAATTTGAGCCAATTCTTGTAAAGCTATTTCTCCTACATCTGCTGCATTACGTATATTTGATTGAACTTCTGCAAATTGTTCATCACTATCAATTTTTTTTGTTTTTGCAGGAACATTTATTGTTTGTGTCATTGGTGCGATATCCAACGCGTTTGCTAGTTTGTCTTCTGCCATATCATTTCTTCTTTTGTCTCAGTACGTTATGTACATAACCTTTGCTGTCTGCATCTCATACAGGTTTCTTTCTGGATAGCAAACGAGACAAGAATTTTTTGCGCCGTGGTGGTTTCAGACCAGTAGGTTTGACGCCATCATGAGTTATAGTGGCATGATGCACAATAGTAATTCTAGGCTTATCGTGATCCGACTTGGCGACTTCTGTTTCATGTACATGAAATTGTGCTCCATGATGCAATAAGACTTCACCCTCATTAAGGCGTGATAGATTTCTCCCTACCCAAAGTGCATGTGATCCTTTGGGAAGAGTGGCTCGTATTACATGATTGGCTTCTTGCCATTGACCTCCAGAGTGAGAGGCAAACCTCAATTTCAGGGTTTTAATGTGTGATTGGTTGTTCAGATCGAATTTCTCACCGTGCTCATGCGCATGCCGATCACCGTAGCCGTGGTGAAAGTAGATATGGTGATGCTTAAGCAGTTCTTCTGCCTTTTCGTGATCCCCATTTTCAATATGCTCTCTCAACTTGTTGACGTTGGTATTCCTCGATTGACGCCCAGCCATCGTCAAGGCAACCATAGGTCGTATTGAAGTTGACGTGAACGCTGGGTTTTTAAATTTCAATTCACCAGTTGATGGATCTCTGTGTTCTTCAGGGCTGCGATGTAAACCAGAGTAAACGGTAACATCTCGATGCAGAGTATGTCTTCGAATTGCATTAGAGATATGATTGATCGAATCTGTATGTTCCTGTTTTTCCTCTTCTTCACCCCGCAATTGGTTATTGATATTAGCTGAAGATGGTCCAGTGTATTCACGAACATGTTTAGTTTCATCGTCACTCAGATTCGGTTTATTCTCATCTAATTCATGTGCTAGATCATCCTTAGAACCAAAGCTGTATATGTCATCTTCTTCCTTGAGTAGACTATCCAGATATCTAGGAAGACCCACAAACACGCGGGGCAATTTATCTTTTTTCTTCGTCTTAATATGTTGCTTAAAGGTCTTCATATTAGAAACTCCATGTTAGAAACTTGTGTTTGCATCTGTTGAATCTGACCATGTTTCAATAAATCCAGTTGTAAATCGTTTTTAGGTTCTTCTCTTTTCGAATACCTTTAATTACCACTCTCCTTCTACGATTCTGCATTTTCAATCACCGTGAAAGCTGGTTAATTTGCATTCTTGGGTTTGGATCTTCTTTAGTTCCTTGTGTAATATGAAATGTGACTTTACGATAGCCTTTCTTTTTGCCACCAAACATAGAATGTTTGGCCCAGAATTTGTGGCTACCATTGTTCATATCCCTGATCGCTTGATTCATTTGTTCAACGCTTGGTCGATCTTTTGCATTGGGATTGTCACGTTCACTAGGGATCATCATGTTATGATGTACGTGACTCATGACCTTTCGCAAGTTTTCATGTGAGGCTTGTTGGTTAAGACTGTGCCCGACAACAGCAGCACCTAGTGCTGCACTAGCAACACCCACCGCAGCTGGTTTCCAAATTTCATCTACTTGTTCTTCTTGTTCAATCAGCCATGTCCTGTATTTTTCTGTTATCGTCATTGGTTATTTATCCTTTTTGCTAGATTTTGCATTGAAGCGTTTAAATGTTTTCATATTAGAAACTCCATGTTAGAAACTTGTGTTTGAATTGGTTTCATCTGACCATGTTTCAATAAATCCAGTTGTAAATCGTTTTTGGTCATGTGACGTATCTTTGTTTGTGTCATCTAGCCATACCCCAACGTTCTGCTTCGTCATCAACTATCTTTCCTGCGAAGCCTAATAGCGTAATGCTTTGGATCGGTTTCTGTTTCTCCAGTAACATGTTTCAATTCGCCAGCAACCTCTTTCATGCGCTCTGGTGTTGCTCCCTTTTTCATTTCAGCAAAGTGGGTATCCGCAACTCTGGTATGATTTGCACTGGCAATATATATCTTTTCCATATGAGCGCGAATTTTTGGGTCAAGCTTATCTGGATTGTTATTGAATTGATCATATATCTGATTCATGCGTCGATGCAGGTGATCATCATGATCGTATCGATCACCATCTGGATTATTGCGGTAAAATTCTTTGGATACATGTCTCTCTACTTGGTCGTGATGATGATTCAGTTTGTTGCTATAATGTTGCATCAACCGCCATACATTGTGTGAATGTTGGGCTTGTGAATCTTCTGGATATGCAGCAGCCGTTGATGCTGATATCTCGGTGAGGTATTCTTTGTATGATTCAAATAGTGTTGACATTTATTTTCTCCCTGTTAAGTATTGCATCTTTAGTGCAAGTAGTTGTAAATCGTTTTTGGTCATGCGACGTATCTTTGTTTGTGTCATTGGTCATTTATCCTTTTTGCTAGATTTTGCATTGAAGCGTTTAAAGGTCTTCATATTAGAAACTCCATGTTAGAAACTTGTGTTTGCATCTGTTGAATCTGACCATGTTTCAATAAATCCATAAGTATCATCTATTTCAATATTTGCATATGGTATTGTAATAGAACTATTTGTTGTTGCATTACCATTTGCATCTAATCCAGGTGTTACTGATACTGACATAACTTGTGTATTTGTTGTTACTGTATTTCCAATAAAGAATTGAGTATTAGAAATTTTAATGATAGGTTTATCAACAATTGGTGCAAACATAAAACCTTTAATCATAAAATTTAATGTCCAAACAATCATTCTACGTTCATCAAATCCACCTTCATAACTATCTTGTAAACCAACTTGTGTTAATACTACAGGTAAATCTAAAGTAATATCCATTTCAGGTACTAGATTTACTGTTGAAGTGAATTCAGGCGTGAAAAATGGTATAATCTGTTCAATGATTTTAGTACCATCTTCAACATGTTTAGCATAACAATATAATGAAAAATTAAAATTATATGGAATTTTATTATACATACGTTTTAATTTATTTGCATCATTATCATTTTTACGAACAATACGATTCAATGATGATAATTTTCTATTTGGATCATACATAATTGAATCAAGTTCAAATGATAATCTAGGTAAAGTAATTGCAGGTTCTCTTTGGATTTCTGGATCTGCTAGAACTCGTGCAATTTCTTTATCTTTTGGTCCATATTGCATTGGAACACGAAATAAATGAGTGACATTATTTGAATCATCTGTTCTTGATATATGAATATTATTGAACAAAGTACCAAAATAAACAACCATTTTTCTTGTTGTAGAAAAGTAAAATGTATCGTGACCAAACATTAATATTTCCCATCCGATGCACCACCAAAGGGATTTGTTTCATCCCAATTAATGAGTGTGTTTGCTGTATCTCTAGATGATTCTACTTCTATCCTATCATTATCCGCTAATGGATCAAATTCAGGCAATATAGAATTATATTCTTCTGTTACAAGATATGTATTTGCTTCTGTAGTAAGTACAAAATTATCTTGGGTTAATATACCATAATCATAGATATTAAAGGAATAATTTTGTTGTAAATCATCAATTTCAGCGATACCTGTAGTAAATTTTTCATTAGAATATTCAAATAATTCACATGTGATATCATACATTTGTAGTTCACCTAATTGATAAAAATATGGTTTCTTTTCTACATATTTGATATCAAAAACTTTTTTATTAAGTGGAAAATATATCAAGTCCCCTTCACGTGGTCTTAGTAATGATGATTCTGCTTCTTTTATTTCATTTTCAAAGGTTCTTTTAGCAATTGTAAAAACTATCTGGTCTCTGATTTCAAGACCAAATTTTGACATGAAAGAACCTTGTCCACCAAAACCTTCTATTGATTTGATATAAATTTCTATTTGGTAATATGTATCATATGTTGGAACATCATCTTCTCCATAAATTCCATCATAACTATTTTCCCTACGTGGAAGATAGAACATATCTTGACCATACTGGCGAATAGATTCAACAACAATGGAATCTAATAATTCCTGTTCTGCAGAACTTCCAAAGTTATTGAAAAATGGGTTTGTGGTCATTTAATTCTTTCTATCCTATAAATTGATTTGTTTTTTTAATTGTTTATTAACATAATCGATAAAACTGAAACAAGAATTCCGATAACAAAAAATGCTGTATAAAATTTTTCTTTAAATGAGGTTTTCTGGAATTTAATTTTTTCAAACAAATCTTCTAATTTTTCATCCATATTATTTTTCCTTCTTGAAAATTCTCACTGGTATGTTTTTAATTCCACGAGATCTTAAAGCAGTATATGTGTGATGTCCATCTACAATAACGTGAGAACCATCATCTCTTTTTACAACATCAACTCGTTTTAAATCTCCTGATTTTACCATAGATTTAACTTTCGGACCAAAAACCATTGGTTGTGTTGGAGTTAATTTACTATGATGTAATGTTGT